GCTCTTAAAGTATTAAACTTTGGCACTCAAAAAGTCCCAACCTTCAAGGAGGCAAGGGGCAAAGATTGGATTCTATTCGGAGACGAAGGCGAATACAAGAACCGCTATCCTGAATACTTGCTTGACCTTTACAGAAGGAGCGCAAAGAACCACGCTATAATCAACTCTAAAAAAGATTATGTAGTCGGGCAAGGTTGGGCGGTTAACGCTGAAGGATTGGACACTATGGGACTTGCGAAGTTGCAAGAGTTTATCAACCATCCGAACCAATACGAGTCTTTAAACGACATCTTAGAGAAGGTTGCGCTTGACTACGAACTATATAACGGCTTTGCTCTTGAAATAGTTTACAACCAACTTAACGACAAGATAGCGGCAGTTTATCACGCTGACTTTGCAAGGTATCGAAGCAATGATGACGGCTCTTGCTATTACTACTCGGAGGACTGGAGCAAACACAACCCAGTAGTTGAGAAGATAGAAGCGTTTAACTGGAAAGAGCCAAGTGGCAAACAGTTACTTTACGTTAAAGGTTATTCACCTGACTGCAAGTATTACCCACTACCGACTTATTTAGGGTCTACTTCTTACATTGAACTCGATACTGAAATTGCGAATTTTCATCTCAATAGTTGCAAATCGGGATTTGTTGGCGGGACTATCGTATCTTTTCACAATGGCGAACCCACCGTTGAGGAGCAAGAACAGATTGAAAATCAGATAGTTAGCAAATTTTCGGGTACTGATAATGCTAATTCAATCGTCTTAAACTTCGCAGATTCTAAGGAACGAGGAGTTGAGATTCAGCAACTAAACGGAAACGACTTCGATAAGCGTTTCGACATTCTAAACAAGACGGTACAAAGAGAAATCTACGCTGGACACCAAGTAACCGACCCAGCTTTATTTGGCATCAAGGAGGACGGAATCTTCACTTCAAGAAATCAATTAGTTGATTCGTTTGAGTTGTTCCAAAACACCTACATAAACAACCGTCAACAGTTTATTGAAAGGGTGTTTAACGAGTTAGCTTCTTTGCAAGGGCTTTCAAATCGTCTTTATATCCAAGATACCGAACCGATAAGCGTTCAGTTCTCAGAGGCTACCGTTACGTCTGTAATGACTCAAGAAGAGATTCGCGAGAAGGTCGGACTTCCAAAACTTGAAAAACCACTTGAAGCGGCTAAGACTTCAAAAGACGAGGACGACTTATTAATTGAACACTTCAAGAATTGCGGCTCAACGTATTACGAAGCAGTAGGAAACGGTAAGGCTTTGAACTTTGAAAGCGAGACATCCGCAAGTCTACACGAAGAACTTAACCGAAAGTATTGGTTCGCTGAAGTTAACCCGATTGACACGGCTATTCTTGACATCTTAAAGAAGAATCCAGCCACTCCATTCTTAGCAATTGCGGAGCAGTTACAACTATCTATTGAAAGAGTTATGGCTGGGCTTCAGGTATTGAATGAATCGAACGCTATTGTGTTGGAGATTGGCGAAGTGCTAGACTCTAGCCAACGAGTCGTGAATATTACCAAAGAAGGCGAAAGATTACTTAAAGAAATACCACCAGTAGAGGAAGAGTTCGTTATTAGATACACTTACGAAAAAAGACCCGGAGTAAGTGGCGATTCTATTATTCCAACGACTCGCGACTTTTGTAGGAAGCTGGTTAAATTGGTGGAGGAAGAAAATAAGTCTTGGCAACTTGACGAAATACAAGACATAGGAGTAAGTCAAAATAGAAATGTATGGATGCGAGGCGGTGGCTTTTGGGGTAGTAGTTACCATTGCCGCCACTACTGGAAACAGAAACTAATGCGTATAAAGAAGTAAGATGGCTAACGTATTATTTATATCCGAAACTTTCCTAAAGGACAATACTCTCCTTCACGAGAATATTGACTTTAAATACTTGCGCCCCGTTGTTCTAATGTGTCAGGACATACACATCCAACACAAGATTGGAACTACTCTTTACGATGAACTAAAAACTCAGATAACCGCTTCAAGTTTAACTGCCGCAAACCTTACGCTTTTAGAAAACTACATTCAACCTTCTTTATTGTATTGGGTACAAGCTGAAGCACCTACGGCTATTTCTTACAAGTTCCTAAACAAAGGACTGCACCAACAAAGTTCTGAGAACAGTTCTAACGCTTCGCTTGATGAGATTAATTTTATACAACATAAGTACCGAGATAAAGCGGAATGGTACACGGAAAGGTTAGTAAATTTCTTACTAGAAAACAGTACGAACTATCCAGCTTACGCCAACCCGAATAGCGGACTTGATACAATACAGCCCGACACTAGAACTTACACAACTGGTATGTTTCTAGGAAACAGAAGAAGAAACATAAGTTTAGAAGATAAATATGAGCGTAAACGTAAATCGTAAGAACTTAGACAAGCTAAAGAAATATGTACACGCTCAACGAAATACTAACCTTAATCGAAAACGAGGCGACTGCACACCTTCAGGTGAACCAGTACGGACACGGGGACGTTTGGGAAATCAACCCGAAGGAACTTGACTACCTTGTTCTTTGGGCTATTGAAGAGAGCGTTGTATTAAGCGAGAGAACTTTAACTTATAACATTCGACTTTTGGCGATGGATAGAGTCTTACCGGGCGAAGAGAACGAGCAAGAAGTAATGTCGGACACGATTCAAGTTTTGCTTGACTTTGTAGCTTACTTCCGACAGTTGCATACAACCGATTTAAGCATACAACCGAGCGTAACACTTGAACCATTCACCGAACGCTTTGATGACAAGGTAAGCGGACACGCTTGTGTTCTTTCGATTACTCAACCATACGACTATAACAAGTGCCAAATACCAATTTAAAAAATGACTGATTCACAAAAATTACTCGGAGGCAGAGGATGCAAAGTTCTCGGTGCTGCCGCACACACTTCACTAACGGGCTACGCTTTTATCGCTCAGGAGGACACGGTTGTTACCGTTTTTACCGTAGGCTCAACTGACTCTTTAGCCGCTTACGGGTTAAGTACTCCGCTCAAAGCTGGGGCTTACATCGTTGTTCCAAGTGGCGAAGCTATTACTGCCATTACTTTGACAAGCGGAAGCGTTATCGTTTATAACCAATGATAGCTAGTTCTAAAATAGGACTTCGACCAATTCGCGGAGGAGGAGGAGGTGCTGCACCTAATCCCGATTTTGTTTCAACGTGGGACACTACGCAAGCTGGGTCGGCTTCTGATACTATTGTCTTACCTATGACTGCGGGTAATACTGTTGATTGGGGAGATGGAACTATCAATACTTTAAACACACATACTTACGCAGTTGGTGGTATATACATAGTTACCATATCTGGTGCAATAACTACATTTAGATTTGCTGGTGCTGGTGATTACAGAAAAATTATAGACATCAGCAATTGGGGGTCTTTTGACATTGCAAGCGATAGAATATTCCAAAATTGCGCTAACTTAAATGTTACCGCAACAGATAAACCTTTGTTATCAAGTGTAAACTCAGCAGTCGCCACATTTAGAAATGCTAATTTAATAAATGTAGATTTCTCTGGTTGGGATTTTTCTATATGTACTAACTTCACTTTTTTCGTTAATAATGGAATGAGTGGTGGTAGCATAAGTGGTATCATTCACGCTGGCGTTACAACTTTGAGTCAATCTTTCAAAGGTTCAATTTTAGGTGACCAAGACCTTTCAACTTGGGTAGTGACTAATATTACCAATTGGAACGAAACATTCCAAAATGCGAATCTTGGTGCTAATACTGATGTATCTAATTGGATTGTCCAAGGGGGCTTAGTTAGAACATTTCAGGGTAATACTTTATTTGAAGGGAATGGTTTACCAACTTGGAATATTGTTGGAATAACTTCAACTAACAATCCATTCTCCAATACTAATATCACGACAGTAAACTACGATGCTTTATTAGTAGCTTGGGAAGCACAAGCACCACCTAACGCTATAGGTATAAACTTCGGTTCTGCTCAATACACGATAGGCTCAGCAGCAGACACGGCAAGAACTAGTCTTATCACAACTTACGGTTGGACGATAACAGATGGTGGTGGAATTTAAAATTTAGAAAATGAACAGTATTATAAACCCACCAGTTAGGACTTATTGGATTACATTCGATGGCGATGACAAAGAATCTGTATTAGGTTACGGATGGACAGACCCGAACCAAAGAACTGACACTATTCAGGTTTGGGAAACAACAATAGACGAAGAAGTTTGGATTGCGAGACTGCTAGAATATGGAATCATTCCAGAAATTGATGAACAAGGTAACTTAGTTTTATAATGGAAATTTTACTAGAAGCGTTTACGCAGTATGGCATAGCTGGGGTCTTTTTAGGTGTGCTTATCTTTTATCTTAATAAGTTAACCGACATCCATAGAGACGAACGGAAGGACTGGCAAGAGGCGAACGACAAGCACGTAGACAAGTTCAGCGATGTAATAGCGGATAACACAAAGGCGTTAGTTGAGATGCGCGGAGAACTAAAAGAAAACCGTTGCAAAATGTAAAGTGGTGCGCTTGGCGACCAGTAGAATGTAACTGTAATGGAAACTGCAAAGAAGAAATCACCAAGACCAAGCGCGGCAAAGATAGCCGCAGAGGTCATAAAAGAGTTTGAAGGCTACTCCTCAGAGCCTTATCTCTGCCCGGCTAACATTCCGACCATAGGTTACGGAAATACAATGTATGCCAACGGTGAAAGGGTTACAATGGACGACAAAGAGATAGATAATAAGGAAGCGGATAAGATGCTGCTAGACACTATTAAGTCGGTCGAGAAGCAAGTAAAGAATGTCGTGGAGGTGAAACTTCCAGCCCACAAATTAGCGGCTTTAATTTCGTTTACATATAATGTAGGAATCGGCAACTTCTCAAAGTCTACTTTATTAGCTTGGTTAAATTCAAACCCTAACTATTCAGAAATACCTAGCCAGTTCAGGCGTTGGAACAAAGGCGGAGGAAGAGTTCTTAAAGGATTAATTCGCAGACGAGAAGCTGAGATTGAGATTTGGGAAGGGACATCGCAATACGTTTAGTTAAGGAGTTTCTTCCTTACATTCTTGCTTTCTTGCTGGGTCTTATCGTGGCTTGGCAAGGGTGCAACTCAGAAGCTAAAACCATAACAAAGGTAATAGAGCGACCAGTTCCGACTATTAAATACGTTGATAGATGGCGAACCGATACCGTTAGGTTTGTTTCTAAAGAACTTGTTACTCGTTACGATACAATCTACTCGGATAAGATAGTTATTCGCTTAGATACAATGTTATTGATAGACACTTTTAAGATAGTGGAAACGTGGCTTACTGAAGTAGCTAATTATGACACGACAGTAAACGACATTAGATTAACTTGGTCTAACTATCAGAACAGAACCGAGAACTTGAAAGTGCAATTGAGGAAGAAACCTTTGGGCTGGGCGTTAGGTGTTCACGGATTGGTCGGGCTTCAAAGCGATTTTGTCGAAAGTTACACGCCTTTGTTTGGGGTTGGCTTACAAGCAACTATAAAAAGAACTTACATTAGCGCAAACTATGGCTTTAACGGTCAACACTTTGTAGGTGTTGGCATTGGTCGAAACATTATAAGCAGATGACATACCACACAAACCCGATTACAAGAGAAGCAATCGACAAACTACTCCAAAAGAACGCTTCAAATCAAGCTAATTTAGGTACTGAGTCGACTGATTTAGAACGATTTGAGACAAAGATTAAGTGGGCGGAGTTACTTCGGGAAATTCGTTCGCTAGATGCTGAGTTTGCAGACATAGTTCAGGCACAATGAAGGAAGTTCGACCTCGAATAAAGGGGCAAATGCTGGATGCTTGGAATAACCTAACCCGAAAGGAGCGTAGGATTCTAGTAATAGGCGACTTGCACGAACCATTCTGTTTAGACGGCTACCTTGACTTCTGCAAAGAGACATACCGAAAGCACAATTGCAACCAAGTTATATTTATTGGCGACTGCATTGATTCGCATTACTCCAGTTTTCACGAAACCGACCCGGACGGTTTAGGCGGAGGGCAAGAACTTGAGTTAGCAATAAATAGATTGGCGAGATGGGTGGAGGCTTTCCCAGTTGCTGACGTAACTATAGGAAACCACGACCGTATAATCTCAAGAAAGGCTTTCTCAGGCGGTATTCCGAAGGCTTGGATTAAGTCCTTTAACGAAGTGCTTAACGCTCCAACTTGGCGATTTGTTGACCGAGTTGCTTACGATGGGGTTCAGTATGTTCACGGAGAAGCTGGTACGGCTCGGACTAAATGCCGCGCAGATATGCAAAGCACGGTTCAAGGACATCTTCACACGCAATGCTATTCAGAGTGGTACGTTGGTCAGAACTTTAAAGTCTTTGGCACTCAGGTCGGTTGTGGAATTGACTTCGATAAGTACGCTTTCGCTTACGCTAAACGAGGCAAGAAACCAGCGATAGGATGTGCCGTTGTAATAGGTGGAAAGACAGTTATAAACGAACTAATGGACTTATGATTATATTCTTACTAACCGTTTCCGTTTGTCTCCTTTTACTGGTTGTCGGGATGCTCTTATATATAGGTTATAAGGTTCGCCAATTTGAAGATACTCAAGACGTTATCTTTGATGCCGCAGTCAGCGCAGAGGAGCGTAACCGGGAGATAGAACTAAACCAAGAGGCAATTCTTAACGCCTATTCTCGACAGAATTAAGTTCAAAATAAAAATAATTTAAAAAAACTTTGCTTATTGTAGTGATTATTCAAAAGGTTATTTATATATTTGGGGTGTCATTAAAAAACAGACACGCCATGAATGCTTTTCTTATCACATCGCCAAAAGGAGTTTCAGAATGGAAATCTACATTTGTAGAAACTCAAGAAGAAATGAACAGACTTGAAAAAGTTGGTGTTGTTTCAAACGTCACAGTTCAACAGTTTGTGAACGGAGTTCTTGCAAAGTCTTTTACTTACAACTGGAACGGTGTACAATGGGAAAAGTAGACGAAAGAGGTCAGTTATACGAGGCTCACACTTTGCGAAGTGGTGAGGTCGTTTGGTTCTACTCTGACCAGCTCCACAAGGTTTTTCAATTAGCAGAGTTGTATAAAATAGACGTTTATACATTGAGCGGAATGATGGAGGCAAAAAAACTTCTAAAAAAAACGCATTGATATAGTGATTATTCAAAAGGTTATTTATATATTTGACGTGTCATTAAAAAACACAACAAAATGAAAAACGAAACGCTAACACTTGAAGACATCTTAAACAGCGAACTAATCACGGGAATGATTGAGCAAGAAGACAAAGACCTTGCCGAAGCTGGATGGACTTACAAAGAAGTAAAGAGCCTAGCCGACTCAATCGCTAAGAAATAAAACCAACGGGGCAACCATAAGAACGCCCCACAATAACAGAACAATGAACTACTTAACATTTCAAGAGCGACTTTCCGATTTGCAGATACCAGCATTCGTAAGAAGAACCGCCAACCGAGCCTTAGACTATTTGCAATCTTCCGAGAGTGTAACAATGCGAGTAGAGCCTTTTGCATTTTGGCAGATGGTAAGGTACTCAAGAGCGGAGCCTATCAAGTCCGGGCTTTATACTTTCATCCGTATTTATGACGACCAGCAGAACGCGGTTGATATTCAAACTTTAAATTCTTAACTTTAATTAATAATCATCAAAAAACAGAACGATGAACGAAACGCAGAAAGAGAGGCTTACGCTTCTCGCAAAAGAAAACGGTCTAAACAAAGACCACTTTTTTAAAAGTCCTCAAGGCTTTGTAATTATAACCCGACAAGGAATTGAGCGCATCCAAGCGCACAAGTGCATCCGAGTTAGCTACAATGTAGTCAGCTTATCGGACGACCTTAAACACGTAGTTATCAAAGCTACTGGCGAGATGTCTAACGGTAACGGTTTACCTATTCAAATGGAAACATTCGGAGAGTCTGCACCTGACAACACGCGGCAAAAGTACCCGGTTGCTATGGCAGAGAAACGAGCCTTATCAAGAGTAGTTTTAAAACTCTCAGGACTGTACGAAGTAGGCGTATTTGGAGAAGATGAATCGGACGACTTTAAAAGAGCAAAATAATGGACTGGATAAAAATAAAAGGGGGTAAAGCACCAACGCCATTTGATGAGGTATTGCTTTGTGTTGATGGATTTGACGTGCCAATACAAGGTTGTTATAACGATATAACCGAAACCTTTCATACAAGTTCAGAAGTTATTTGCGCGAACGGAGACAGACCGCGTGTAGGGCTAACAAATTATATACCTTACTACGTAACTCATTGGATGCCATTACCTAAACTACCAAAAAAACAATAAGATGCTGGAAGAACTATTCACAGAACAACGGACTGACGAATGGCACAAGCAACGAATGGGGAAGTTTACGGCTTCCCGATTTGGTGAACTTATGACCAATGCACGGAAGAAAGACGAAGTGCTAGGAGCAACCGCAGTAAGCTACATTTATGAGAAGGCGGCAGAACTCTTGACGGAAGAGCGCAAAGAAATCTTCGGAGCGGCTTTGGATTGGGGAACTGAAAACGAACCAATATGCAAGGCTTACTTCCAAGAGACTACTGGCTTAACGATTGAAGAGATGCCGTTCGTTCCGATTAACGAATACTCAGGCGCAAGTCCTGACGGAATGGTCAACGGAGAACTTATCGAAATCAAGTGCCCGTACAATACCAGCAACCACTTAAAGACTGCATTCGAGGGTTATATTGACCCTAAGTATATGTGGCAAATGCAAGGTCAAATGTTAGCAACTGGTGCGGTGGCTTGTAGGTTCGTTAGCTTCGACCCACGCATTAAAGACGAACGCTTTAAACTGATTGAGATTAGAGTAGAGCAAGACCTTGAAATGCAAGAGCAACTCCGGGAGAGATTGGAGTTTGCAAATGATTACCTTCGTAACTTAATAAACCCAAAATAAAATGGAAAACAAAGTAGTATTTATAGACGGTGTGAACGTCTTTACACCGAATGAGAAAGCACCCGACTTTGTGAAAGCGAGTCTTGTGATTAACCCGACTAAGCTAATCGCTTGGTTGAAGGAAAACGAACAGCATTTAACTGAAGGAAAAGAAGGTCTTGAACTTCGGACTCAGATAAAGGAAAGTAAGCAAGGGAAACTTTACGCTTCAGTCGATACCTTTAAGCCTAAACCACAAGCGGCTACCCTTGAAGCAACTGACGACCTTCCATTTTGAAGAAGAGTAGAAGTAAAATAGTCAAAGAGTTAGATGCCGCCTTCAGTCGATTCATTCGGTTGAGGGCGGTTAACCTTGACGGCTTTGTAGAGTGCTACACTTGCGGACGCAGCTATGAAGTAAAGAAGATTCAGAACGGTCATTTTATGAGCCGAGCAAGATACGCGACAAGGTGGCACGAAGATAACTGCCGACCACAATGCTACGGATGTAACGTAATGCAGCAAGGACGACAATACGACTTCGGCTTAAACCTTGACCGGGAACGTGAAGGACTGGCGGACGAGATGCACCAGCTTAGTTTAACCACCGTGAAGCTGGCCACTTGGGAACTGGAGGAGATGCTGAAGCACTACTGTGAGAAGGTTAAGGAACTAGAATAAAAAAATTTATTTTAATATAGTGAATATTCAAAAGATATATATATATTTGTTGAAACAAAAACAAAGAAACCATGACAACCTCAACAATCACAAAGACAATAAACAAGCTAAACGTATTAATTAATACTTCTGAATACAGTTTAGGATTCAATAGATTGAGTGTATTGCCTTCAAGAGTACGCAGAGCCTTAGATTTAGCTATCTATTTAAAAACAGAAAGCATAAACACTCATTCATTCAAAGTTGATTTTTTCCAAAAGATGAACGAACAAGAGTACATTAACTATTTAAAAACAGCTTAAACAATGAAAGCATTAACACACAAAGACTTTAGACGATTAGGCTTCGAGTTAGTTCAGGATGAAGCGTATAGACTTGGAAATATCAGAATAGACTGCTACGAAGGTAAAAATGGCATTGGTCAAGACTTCATCATAACGATAGACGATATTGTCTATTGCTGGGTCGAAACATTTGAAGAATTAGAAACAATAATCGAAAACAACTTAATAAAAGACTAACATGGAATTTGAATTTACAACAGAAATCGAAGAAGCAGACGTTACAATCAGATTTGATTACCAACCCGAAGAGTCAACGGTACTATATTACTCTGATGGCTCAGGTTATCCGGGTTGTGCAGCATCAGTTGATAACATCGAAGTATATTGGCATACTCAAAAATTCAACTCTACAATCTTAAAGCACGATGATGTAAAGATTGATGTTACTGATTTTCTTCGAGAATTAGGTCAAGACCTAGAAAAACTTTGCTTTAACTTTTTAGCTGACCAATAATGATTGTAAAATTAACCACCGAGCAGAGCGTTTACATTGAGATAGACGGCTACACTTACTACATCGACCACTCGTTAGACGAGCCGATTGTCGAACGCTGGACAGAAGAAACAGAACCAATAACCCTTTTACCTGAAGACAATGATTAAAATACCCAAAATCGAAGAGGTAACTCAAGAGGCTAACGCCAAGAAGATAACCGCTTACCGAATAGCTAAAGATACAAGGCTTTCAACGCAAACCGTTTACGCCTATTTCAAAGGCGAACGAGTAAGCGTGAGAACTCAAGAAGTAATAATCAACTACATTAACAAATACTAATGTTTTACAACACGAACGAAGAAAAAGGAACGACTCTCAAAGAGTCCCGGAAGAAATCCAAAACTCAAGACGAACTTGTACTGGAATACTTTAAGAACTACGATAACTTAGGCGCAACGCCTGAGCGAGTTTTAAGGCACTTTAAGATAATGGAAACACTATCGGAAAGCAAGTGGCACAACACGCCCATAACGTCCGTTAGAAGGTCATTCAGCAACCTTAAAAACAAAGGGTTGATTAAGAAAACAGAAGTATTAATTGAGGGCGACTTCGGTAAAAACATCCACGTATGGAAACTAGTCTAATGGTTCGGATAACACCCGAAATAAAACAAGAGTTAAACGAGATTCTCACGTTGGCTGGTGGTTACTTCAATTACAAAACCCAACACTTGATTGATTTATTAAACGGAGACCTTGCTTACGCTGATGTTCATCGTGAGACTCAGGAGATAATTCGCAGAGTTGTTCTTGCAACTGGACACAGTTACGATATAATCAAGTCAAAGACGAGAGAAAGGAGGATAGTTTGCGCTCGTCAGTTTGCTATTTGGAAGGTCTACACAGAACTATATTCGCACGGCTATACGCTACATATGATTGCGGACGTTTTCAACCGAGACCACGCTACAATTCTTTACTCGGTGAAAGTAGTGAAGGGAATGTTGAAATTTAACGACCCAATATTTGCTAAGATAAATTATAATTATAATCAAATTGAAGAAGATGAACGAGCAACATCTTAAAGCGTTAAAGTGTATGGTATTTGCCCAGTCTTTTGTAGAGGCGTTAGACGACTTCGGAGGGTCAAGCGCATTCAAGCACCAGTTAAAGAACAAAGGGAACTCATTCGCTAAAGAGGTGGACAAGTTTCTAAACAGTACCTATTCAAAAGGCAGCACCGACACGTCCATAGTTAACCTAATCGAAGGTTGTCAAGATGCTATCGACAAGCTGGTAGAGCAGAGCGTAACGGTAACCGAGTAATAAGATTGTGAGTAACAAAAATGTGAGTTGTAAACTGATTGGTTTACATAACACGCAATAAAGTAAACATAACGGTTGCTTTTTGTATAGAGTATTAAGCATTACAAGTGATTTAGTAGATACAAATAGTAATTAAACCAAAACAAAGATGAGTAAAAAAGAACAACATGATATATTCTTAAGTAGTTACTTTTTAGGTATGGGGTCTGGAATACTATTGGGTATAACAATAGGTTTTTATTTTATGTAAACCAAAACAAAGAAGATGAATAAAGAAGGAATTGAAAAACATAGGTGGGGTTATTACTCAAAGACAGAACCTAATAAACTTATAGCCACTTGTATTGCAAGTACGCTTTATGAAGCAGAATCTTATTTTGAAGATATAGGATTAGTTGTTGATTCTTATGTGGAAATTAAAATCATAAACCAAAACAAAGAAGATGAAACGATACCAAGTTAAAAGATGGGACAAGCGGAATACTCTTCGCTTTTGGAAGTATGCCACTCCAGCAATAACCTTAATTTGGTTATTTATTGTTGGTATTGTGGGAAGTATTTTGTAGATTTGTAATGTCTATGCACACGGGCGATTCTTAAAATCCTAACAAATGAAAAATAATCTTATAGGGGATAAAACCGACCACCGACTTGTTAGGTTCTGTGGGTTGGGGTGCGTCAACACCTCCCCTTTTTTCAAAATGTCAAGAACTAGAGAAGATATACTTGATGATATATTAAAAATCAAGTGGGAGATACACCCTTCTTTTGGACAGTCATATCTGACTTACGAGAACCAAGCTAAGTATGATGCGCTTATTTCAGAAGGTAGAACGTTACAAGTTTTTACTGACAATGAACACATTGTGTTAATGACAATATTTAATAGCGGTGTTCGTCATCTATCAGAACTTAAAGCACATCTAAGAAACCAACCCAGACGAGATGCTCAGGCGTTCATTGGTAAAAATAACATTAGAGTATGGCTATTTAAAAGAGACCGCTGGAGGTGTTTGTGTTGTGGCTCTAGTAAGCAACTAACTGTTGACCATATTGTGCCAGTAAATAAGGGTGGAAATAACACATTAAGCAATCTTCAAACACTATGTAGAAGCTGCAATTCAAGAAAGAGTGATTCATTTAAAGATTACAGAATATGAACGGCTACGAACTAAGTAGAAATTTTTGGAACTTTGCGTTTGATAATCCTGAAAAGGTTAGACCGTATCATATAGCTATTTACTTTTTTTCAATAGAGCATTGCAATAGGTTGGGATGGAAAAAGAAGTTTGGTTTTCCAACTAGTATGGTAATGGAAGCAACTGGCATTAAGTCATACAATAGCTACAAGAAATATTTTGACGATATAGTAGATTGGGGCTTTTTCGATGTGATAGAATACTCTAAAAATCAATACTCATCTAACATTATCGCTCTATCATTAAAGGAGAAAGCACTTGATAAAGCACTTGATAAAGCATTGATAAAGCACGGGACAAAGCAAAGTGAAAGCACTTGTAGTATAGATAAACAAGAAACAAGTAAACAAATAAACAAGGAACAAGCACCACCATCGCTTGAAGAAGTTATTTTGTACTTTGACGAAAACGGCTATACTAAGGAATCAGCTACTAAGATGTTTGAATACTATGAAGAAAGCAGAAAGCCACGCGGCAGAGTTTGGAAAGATGGAAGGGGCAACACCGTTAAGAACTGGAAACAAAAGGCTCGTAGCGTTTGGTTTAAAACTGATAACCTGAAGAGTAACCAAGAGTATGATTTTAAAAACTTTGACAACGTAATTTATCCGTAATGAAAGTATTGAATTTATATGCTTGTCTTGGAGGCAACCGATACAAGTGGGACGAAGTGGCTCAAGAAGCTGGAATCAAATTAGAAGTAACTGCCGTTGAGTTAGACCCTGAACTAGCTATAATGTACCAAGAGCGATTCCCTAACGACACGGTTATCGTTGCAGATGCACACCAGTATCTACTTGACCACTACAAAGAGTTTGATTTTATTTGGAGTTCACCGCCTTGTCCAAGCCATTCAAGGGCAAGATTTGCGGGTTATGGGGATGCATACCCAGTTTATCCCGATATGAAACTCTACCAAGAAATTATATTATTAGATAATTCTTTTAAAGGTAAATATGTAGTTGAAAATGTAATTCCATATTACGAGCCGTTAATACCAGCAAAGAAAAGAGGAAGGCATTTATATTGGACTAACTTTAATATACCCACTGTTTTAAGTGAAAGAAAATCGGTAGGGATGGAAAGCAAAGGGGAAATAAATCAATGGTGCGAGTTTCACGATTATGATTTTTGGAGTTACAAAGGAAAGCAGAGGACTGATAAAATCGCTCGCAACCTAGTAGACTACGAAGCTGGCAAAACAATACTTGAAACGGCTCTTGGTATTATACGCAAGAAAGACATAACCCAAACAGAACTATTCAAATGATACAAGACTATTTAAACCACCTGAACAACGGCTCAACAGTTTATAAGCTAAAGCCATACGGTGAAGAGAAATTTAACGGGGCAAGGTTAGCTTTTATTGAGTGCTGTAAGTCTATCGTTCCTAACTGGAGAGACGTAAGCCCAGCAACTACTGACCAGCTTGTAAGGTATTGCATTCAATCTGAAAAGTTCAAAGGCGACCTTTCCAAAGGCATTATCTTAATGGGAAACACGGGGGTAGGAAAGACAGTTTACTTGAAGGCACTTAGTTTGATGATGGGATATACTAACAAGTTTAAGTTTAACATTTTTACGGGCTTTGAAATGGAACGACTTTACCAACTGGACTCGAACCACTCAGACGTTTATCCGTTAGAGTCTGCACTTCAAAGTAAGATGTTTGGAATAGACGACTTAGGCGAAGAGCATTCTTCCATAAAGAGATACGGAACAGAAATAAACGTAGGTATTGATACGCTTACCCAACGCCACCAGCTATACACTAACAAAGGCTACCTAACGTTTGCCACGAGTAACCTTAACGCTGAGATGATGGCGAAGAAATACGGCAAGAGAATCGAAAGCCGAATGCACGAAATGTTTAATATTATTGGCGTAACTGGAAACGATTTAAGAAAAACGAAATGAAAGAGAATGAGATATACAAAGAGGTTAATTTGAGAATTAGAATAGCAATATCTAAGTTTGAAAATAACATGAACACCTCAGAACCTTGGACGCATAAGCACACAAACTCAGAGATTAGAAGAAGAAATTTAATCAAGGCTAGGGATACGCTTCTTAATGAGGGAATAATTAAAGACTAACTAAATGAAAACCTACGAAATCTTTACCGAGACATTTTCCAAACTAATCAAGGCAATGGATAAGGATTCAGCTAAGATTGCATTTGAGCAGATGTTTAAAGATGCTGAGATAATTCAAATTAAGGAATACGACTTTATGGGGCAACGTGACGACTAAATAAAAAATACTATCTTGGTCGCGTGAGAGACAAAGCGGTAATTGATTTAATCGGAGACGAAGAACTTCGGGAACTGGCTAATAAAATTTGCTCAGTCCCGGACGACCTTATCCAAGAAGTCGCACTTGTTCTAATGGAACTATCCGAAGAGAAGTGGCAACAAATAAATGAGGGCGGTTATCTTCGGTATTACGTTGTTCGGACGATGCTTAATATGGCTACCAGTCCACGTTCCAGCTTCTCCAAACTTTACAACCTACACAACTACGAGCAAATAGATTACGACCGAGAAGATTACGACCAAGAAAAAGAGGACGACATCCAAATGCTGGAGATGCTTATGGAAGAGTTGTATTGGTATGACCGTAAGATTTTAGAAATGTGGCTGGACGAAGGTTCTTACAGAAAGGTTTCGGCAAAGGTCGGCATACCTTTTAAGTCGATAGGTAACTCAGTCAAAAGAGCATTAGAAACACTTAAGCAAAATTACTATGGAATACATTTGGAACGCCTTGTCCGGGGCAACATTGGCTTACATTTGGATAGAGGTTATCGGAGTAGACATTCTAATCAAGAAGTGGATAAACATTCACGAACTCACTAGGATTAAACCGTTTGACTGTCGGTTATGTTTGTCGTTTTGGTTTGGCGTGATGTTTGGAGCAGTTGACCCGTTAACGGCTTTGCAGACTGGACTTATTGCGGTATTGGTTGAGCGGTTAATGTATCGGCTTGAGATATGAGTAGCAAGATAGTTAAGTTAAACGGACACAAGCTAAAAGCTGAGAAGGTAGCTAAGAAGATTGACTCAATAGTGAGGTCTATTGAACGACTTGAAAAAATAAAGAGATGCTCATAACATTGATACTTTTAATCGTGATTGCTTACCCAGTTATTCGGTACGTTAAAGAAAGAAGATAATGCACAAAAAAGACGTTTTGCTATTTATTAAACAGAGGATAGAGGCACTCAGTAAAATGAAGGCTTCTCAATTCGCTGGAAGAATAACACGAGAAGAGCAGAAACTGTATCAAGAGGCTTGGTCTTACATCGACCCAAAGGCTAAGGTTTGCTTTAGTTGCGGAAGGAGTCCGCAGATTATGAGCGTTGCACTTCTGAACTATTACGAAGCTAACAAACCAAAGAGAAGAAAGAAGAAATGAAACAGAACGAGCAGCACGAGAACTACGGGCTTTATATAACCCAAAACACTTACACGATGGACTTTTATTGTTTCAGTAGAGACGTAGCAGATTTGTACTGGAGCGGAGAGCCTTGCAAGAAAGCATCGGGCAAGACATCACAAGAAGCACTAAGCAATTATAAGAATGGAGTTTATAGCAATAAGTAAAGTTATACCCAACTCGGACAACCCGAGATACATTAAAGAGGAGAAGTTCAAGAAGCTAGTTCAAAGCCTGAAGGACTTCCCCGAGATGGCTAACGCTCGTCCTATTGTAGTCAATCAAGAGATGGTTGCGCTCGGTGGCAATATGAGGCTCAAGGCAATGCAAGAAGCGGGATGGACTGAAGTGCCCGTTAAGGTTGTGGACTGGTCAGAAGAGAAGCAAAGGGAGTTTATCATAAAAGATAACGTAGGCTTCGGAGACTGGGATTGGGACGAACTCGCGAACACTTGGGATGCTGAAGAGTTAAACGATTGGGGGTTAGATGTGCCTAACCTTGACGAGTTAGATAACTTAGAAGATGGAGAAGAAATGGAACTTCCTCAAAGCGTTCAGCTTGAGCCGCCAATGGAATATATTATGGTTATGGCAGAACCTAACTCGGTAGAATGGGAGGAGCTAAAAGAAACCTTAAAACTAAGAATGGTAAGAAGGGGAGGATATAAAAAGGGTTCGGCATTTGATGCAATAGCATTAGAAAGAGTTTTAAAGTGGAATGACTTAAAAGAAAGACTAAATGCTGATAGCAGTACCAAGTAAGGGAAGGGCTGGATTAACCACAACTGACAAGATTCTTCCGAATACTTGCACGTTTTTCATTCCCGAAAGCGAGTACCATCAATACAAGGGGCTTGTTAAAAACATAGTTTGCGTACCAAAAGAGATTAGAGGAATAACACCTACAAGGAACTGGATTCTAAAAAACACAGATGAGAAATGGGTGGTAATGCTTGATGACGATGCCAAATCAACTGGATATGTTAAAATGCACGAGCGTAATGCTCAAAACATCAAAATTAAAGACGAAGGATTTTGGAATGAGGAGTTTTTAAAATACTTTGACATTACCGAGCAATTGAAATACAAGATATGGGGGGCAAAGACAGAGGATGCCCCTCGTTCGGTATATCCATACAAACCAATACTTCTAAAAACATACGTCACAGCATCTTTAATGGGAATTGTAAATGATGGAGAGTATTATTTTAATGAGGAATTTCCAGTAAAGGAAGACTACGAGATTTGTCTAAGACACATAAAAGACAAAGGTGGTATTCTTGGCATTCGTTATTTACATTGGGAGAATGACCACTGGACAAAAGATGGAGGATGCAAAGATTACAGAACCGTTGAAATGGAAAGGGAAGCAATAAAGAAGCTAATTAAACTTTATCCGGGCACGGTTCGTTCAGCCAAAAGAAAAGCAAACGAGTTTACTATTCAGCTAAACCTTTAACAGAGAATAAACAATGAACGAAGGCGGAACACCTGACAACCTTAAACCCTTCAAGAAAGGCGAAAGCGGCAACCCTAGCGGCAGACCGAAGAAGATTGAGACGGTTCTAAAGGAACACTTCTTAGAAGAACATAACCTTAAACTATCCAAGTCTCAGACTCAGGACATCATAAAGAATATTTTAGGCAAAACACGCAGTGAACTGATTGAATTGTCTAAAAATGACGAGCTGCCTTTTTGGATTGCGCTAATTGCGAACAAGGCACAACGAGACTTCACGAAGGGTTCGATTCATATACTCGATGTTTTGTTTGACCGGGTTTACGGTAAGCCAAAAGAGGAGGTTGAGCAGACCGTGAACGGTGGGAAGCCTGAGAAGATAGAAGTAGTAATCCGCAGACCGAATGAAAATTGAGGGAACTGGCGTATTTGATGACCTCTGGAAAGCACTTAATGATAAATCCATTCGGGGAATTGTGTTGGAGGGTGGAAGCCGCTCCAGTAAAACGTGGTCTATCTGCCAAGCACTCCTCTTACTTGGTACGCAAGAGCCGAAGAGGTTCGCTATTGCAAGGTGGAGACGGACGTGGATTAAACCGACAGTCCTTGACACGTTTAAGAAGGTCTTTGCAAGTGTTGAAAGCTGGAACGAGGACTCGTTTAACAAGAGCGAATTAACATACCAGCATTACGGTTCTTCCTTTGAGTTCTACGGCTTAGATTCACCGCAGAAGCTACACGGTATCGAGACGGACTTCTTTTGGCTTAATGAAGCAATCGAAACAAGCAAGGACGACTTCGACCAATTGGAGCAAAGGTGCAAGGGCAAGTGGATTCTAGACTACAACCCGTCAACGGACGAGCATTGGATTTATGATAATGTTCTGAAACGGGATGACGTGGTTTTGATTCATTCCACGATGTTGGACAATACCTTCCTTGACCAGCATATAAGAGACAAGATAAACAGTTACCAGCCAACGCCTGAGAACATATCAAGAGGAACGGCAGACGAATACAAGTGGAAGGTCTACGGATTAGGAGAAAGGTCAAGAAGAGAAGGCGCCATCTACGAGAACTGGACAGAGACTAAAGACTTCCCAACGGGTTACAAGTGGAAGGCTTACGGACTCGATTTTGGATTCACTAACGACCCGACTGCACTCGTTGAGGTTGTATACCAAGAAGGCAAACTTTGGGTTCGGGAGTTACTTTACGAAACGGGGCTAACGAATGCAGACATAGCGAGAAGGTGCGGACTGCAAAGGTCGGACGAGATTATAGCGGATAGCGCAGAGCCAAAGAGCATTGAGGAGATAAGACGGTCCGGGTTTAGAATTAGACCAGTAACCAAAGGAGCGGATTCGATTCGGTCAGGCATTGACAAGCTGAAGTCGGTTCAGATAATGGTACACCAAGACTCAGTAAATGTTATCCGCGAACTAAGGAACTACGCTTGGAAGAGGGACTACAAAACCAACCAAGTAACCAACCAAGCGGAGGACGATAACAACCACGCACTCGATGCCTTGCGCTACGTGGCTATGGAGAAACTAAAAACTAACTCAGGGAAATATTTAATAAGATGAAATTTTTAAGAAAAACAAAATACTACGAAGGAATTGTTTACGAATGGAATCTGCCAAGTGGTTTCACTTGCCCGTTTGCGCTTGAATGTTTAGTCAAGGTTGATAGGCATACGGGAAAGTTTGATAACAAGAGCAAAGCGTACCGATGCTATTCCGCGATGCAAGAACGTTTCCCCGCTGTAAGAAACTATAGGTGGAGTAACTTTGATTATGTTCGAGACGGTGGTGTTCCATTACTACCGAAGAAAGCGGAGTCTATAAGAATACATATGAGCGGAGACTTTTATTCTCAGAAGTATTTCGATATGTGGTTAAAGATATGCAAGGACAACCCAACTGTTGAATTTTGGGCTTACACTAAAAGCCTAAACTATTGGGTAAACCGATTGAATGAAATACCCTACAATCTTATTTTAACGGCAAGTATGGGCGGGAAACACGACCGTCTAATTGAATTGCACGGATTAAAGAATGTTGAAATAATTAAGAAAAAAGAACAAGCAAAAGGCAGACCTATTGATACTTGCGATGACCAAGCTAGAAAGCCAAAAGTAAACTTCTGCTTATTAGACAACTTTGCTTAGACACAAAATAACCAATTCGCTATTTATAAGAAGATGAAGATTGAATTACCTAACAGTTGGGAAGGCGTAACGATTGAGCAGTTCCAAGCCTTGCAGAAGATACTCGCGGAAAAAGGGGACGAGTACGCAACGAATGTAGCTATCATTTCTATAATGTCAGGCGTTCCAGTCGATGAGATTGAAACATACGCTCTAAAGACTTACGCTAAGTGTATGCGGACACTATCCTTTCTATCTGAGCAACTGCTAGGACAAGTACAGAAGGTCGTAGAATTTGGAGGGCTTAGATACGATGTTATTACGGACGTTTATAAGTTGAACGGAGGGCAGTACATCACGCTTATGCACCTAATGAAAGACCCGGACAAGGTTATCGACCACCTTAACGAGATTATGGCGGTGTTCTTAGTGCCTAAAAAGAAGACTTGGTACGGTTGGAAGAAACAACCTTACGATTCAGAGAAGCACAAGGAGGTAGCGGAGGCAATGCTTCAAGCACCTATGACAATCGTACAACCTTTGTCGGCTTTTTTTTTGAGCAGTTATCTCAAGTACGCAGAACATATACTGGAATCTTCGGTGCGGAAAGCGGAGAAGATAAAGAAACAAGCGGAACGAAAGTTGAAACGTTTGAAACAAAATACGGATGGCTAAACGTGGTTAACAACTTGTCAAATAACGATGCGACTAAGTGGGGTTATTTCTTCGCACTTCCTTTACGGGAGTTCTTAAACCTTATCTCATTCCAAAAGGCTAAGCAATCTCACGAATACCACCAACAGAAACAAAATGGCATTCGATAAACTGATAGATGCGCTAAACGACTTCCGGGAGGAGTACACGAAAGCGTTAACAACATCTTTGCAAGGTGGTTCTACTTTAGGTAGTGGAGAAGGTCAGGGCTATGTAGCTTCAGGTAAATTAGGAACGTCTATAAAATTACCAGCGCAACCAAAGGTTAAGCTATTCGGTAAGATTTACAGTATGAAGATAACGATGCTTGACTACGGCATAACGCTTGACGAAGGTCGGGGTGCTGGAGAAGATGCGCCTTCAGTTGGAGACATTAAAAAGTGGTTGACTTACCCTAACGTACTGGCAAGACTTGGAGGAGACGACAAGCAATGGACTGACAAAAAAAGAACTAGCTGGGCGGAGTGGATTGTTTACAAGAAACTCAACTATCCAACAAAGGGCAAGAACTGGATAAAACCAGCTTTTGACAAGGTAACGCCTAAGATTGCTGGAGTGGTCGAAGCGGCAATTGCTGAAGACATAGAACTAACATTTGCAGAAATCAAAAGAATAATAGAAGGATAATGGCTATTTATTTAACGCAAGAGCCTGAGCAATACGGGTTAGCTTTTAACGATAACGCTTACGTTATTAAGACTACAAACTTAACTCCGACAGTACGGTTCAAGATTGACATTCTGCCCGAAACTTACCCATCAGAGCCGAAGATTGGAACGGTTAGAGTTTACCCAGTTCAAGGCGAAAGCGGTTCACTTCTTCCAACCTTTGCGGTTAGTGCTTTCTTCGACCCATCGAGATTTTTGCAGTCGTATCTTGAGGGGGTTGTGGACATAGGCGCAACAAGTACGGAAGGATTCTTTTACGATAACACAAACCACAAGGAATACTACCTTAAAATAACTGAGGAGGACAAAGATGCACAAGGGGTTTACCACGAGAACGAGTCTATCTTTACTGATATTAAAAGCGTTTGGAATGGAGTTAGAAACGAGATAGATTGGCTGGACTTTGATTATACTGATTACCAAATAGACGGCTTCTCAACTGCTCATAAGTTCCTAACTGATTCACCGAGAACGATTAAGATAGATTCGTCTCAGCACTACGCTCTTTCGTTTATATTGACAGAAAGGTTCAGCGCAAACAGTTACGCAATAAAAGCCTATTCGGGTTACAACGCTTCAGGTTCTCTTTTAAACTCAGCTTTAGTAACTAACGACCTATCAACAGACCCGACTTGGGACAAGAGGTACTTCCGTATTCCAGTCGGAACGCTTGACATTGTAACGCTTGACGCGGCTAATATGTTACCACTTGCCCCGACCGTATCGATAACACCTTCGACTATTCTAGTAGGTGCTTCTAGTTACACTATCCAATTGAGAGATAACACCAATGCGTTAACGAGCGAGAAGTTCACATTTAACATAGAACAAGAATGCTCAAAGTACGCTCCAGTCCGGGTAGCTTGGCTCAACCGTTTAGGCGGCTTTGATTCGCACAACTTTAATATGAAGTCGATTGAGAAGATAGACGTAAAAAAGGACAATTACGACCAGCAAACAAACACGCTTGGAATCAATTCTTACGACTATCAAAAGAAGTCAAGGGGAACGACTACTTACAACGTGGAACTAATGGAGAAGGTTACAATCAACTCTAACTACCTAACCGAAGAGGAAAGCGAATGGATGGAAGACCTAGTTACTTCGCCAAATATCTACATTGAAAACGATAGCAACGAGTTCATAGCGGCTAATCTAAACCAACGGAACATCGTTAAAAAGACAAGCCTAAACGATAAGCTAATGCAGTACACTTTTGAATTAAGCTATTCAATTAAAAATAGGAGACAACGTGGTTGAGGTTAGGATTGAGGGCAAAAGGTTAGACGTATTTGAGGGGTTCGACTTCTCATTTAATTATGGAGTCGCTGACATTCGCAACCCGGAGAAGAGAAGCACGGAATATTCCAAGACGATAAAGTGCCCAGCAACAAAGTCTAACGATGCGCTCTTCGGACACATCTATGATTTTAATATAAGCAACCCATACGATGCTAACACTTCTAATATCGATGTTAATTTTAACCCGAATAAGAAAGCGGAGGCGAGAGTAATAGCGGACGGGGTGGAGGTTATGGCTGGAGTTGTTCAGCTTCGTAAGATAGTCCAAAACGGACACTCATACACTTACGAGGTGGTGTTTATCGGTAAGTTGCTGAACATCTTCTCGGTACTTGGAGACAAGAAGCTAAACGATGTAGACGAGAATGCACTTCCGTTAATAGACTTCAGCGACCTGAACCACGAATACAATTATCAGAATATTGTAGACTCTTGGAACTTCAACGAGGACTACGTTTACCCAATGGTTGACACGGCTACAAACTTTGAATACTTCTCAGATGGCGGCAGAGTTTACCGGGTGGAGGACTTTAGACCTTTCTTTAAACTAAAAAATATAATCGATAGAATCTTTGCATTCGCTGGGTTTACTTACACAAGTAGCTTCTTGAGCGGTTCGGTGTTTAGTCGGTTAATTACGGGCGACATAAAAGAAAGCACCTTATCGGATGCTCAGGTTGACCTTAGAAAAGCAATGGTCAATATAGGCGGTTCTTACGATTTGCTTTCAGCTTCAGAGTCTACGCTTGGAAGTGGTGGTTGGACACATCGTTTTGATTATGGCTCAATTGTTTATGATGCTGGAAACAACTTTATACCAGCAAACGAAATTTACTTGAGTGGTTACCAAACAATTGCAACAGTCTCAAGCGTTGTAGATTATGTCGTAACAAGAACAAAGAGGACTTTTTATAGCATAACGGGAATCGAGAGCCAACGGAGATTTTGGAAATACGATATTCTCTTTACTGGGCTCTGTAATGTGTACGAAAGAATCAACGGAGTGTGGACTTTAAGTTCATCTAACGAATCAACAAGCCAAACTCTATACGACCTTACTGGAGATATTGAACAAGCGATTAGCAACATCACTCTTTCAGGAATAATCCTTAACGCAACAACTGACGAGGACTACAGAGACTTGGCTGGGGTTTGGTTTATGGGGTTCGATTTAATGTATGGAAATATACAAGCACCTACATTCAATCATAACATTCGGATGTTCAGCGACCAAAACGGATACGAAACTTTGTCAGAATTTGACTTTGTGTTATATCCTAATATGCCGCTCGGTCAAAGTATTAACCAGTCGTCAACTTCAAGCGTAGAAAGCGTTCAAGTTTACAACTCAAACTATTTATTTACCGAGTTAGTTATACCTAGAGAATTATCTCCGAGTTTATATTCTTATTGGAATGAAATATTATTCGAAAACATTCTTGACGAGTATTCAATAACTCCTTCGGGCTTCTTTAAAATAGACGTTGAAAATAACGCGCTTTTGGAGCAGATGGAATTAGATTTCAATTCAATTATTCCAACCGTTGGAATGAGCGAATTACTAACTTCTGTCTTTAAGATGTTTAACCTTTACGTTGAGGTAGACCCGAATAACGAGAACAATCTTCTTATTGAAACAAGAGACGACTTTTACGCGGCTGGAGGAGTAAAGGATTGGACTTATAAACTTGCAAGAGATAGAGACATATCACTCGAACCTTTAGGCGTTCTAACCGATAGGGAATATATCTACACCTACTCGGAAGATGGCGACTATCTTAACGAGCGATACCAAAAGAATAGAGGACACGTTTACGGAAGGGCAAGGGTTGAGGTAGATAACGATTTTGTTCAGAGTTCAAAAGAGGTTGAGGTTGTATTCTCGGCAACTCCTCTAGCAAATGACAACCCAAGCAATAGAATAATTCCGCAGATTTACGACTCCGACACGGAAGAGGGGTACAAGCCAACTGAGGCAAATATTCGAGTGCTTTACTACGGTGGTCTTTTGCCGAGCAATCCTTCTTGGGACTTCATAGGGCTTCAACCAGCACCACTAAACCAACCGAGTAATGCTATTTGGATTGCGCAAAACAATTATCCTTACGCTGGACATTGGGACAACCCAATAACGCCAACCTTAGATATAAACTTCGGGCTACCTTATGAACTCTATTATCAAGCTAACGGATTCACGGGAACGCTTCAGGTAACGAACGCTGGGCTCTTTAATGTTTACCACCGTAATTACATCAACGAGGTAACGGACAAAGACAGTAAGGTAATGACTGCGCTCTTTTACCTTGAGCCGACCGATATTAACACGCTTGACTTCCGCGACCAAATAGTAATAGACAACGCTTACTGGAGGCTTAATAAGGTTATGAATTACAACCCGTTCAAAGAAGGACTAACTAAGGTCGAGTTGATTAAAGTAAAGGACGTTGTAACATTTAATCATAAAAACAAAGACTTGAACTCAGGCGGATTCTTAGGCAAAGAAAGAATGCCGAATCCATCAACTGAGATAAAGACCAACGGCAACAGATACCCAGCATTTCAAGGCAAGGTAAGCGGACGAGAGAATAGCGTAGGACATAGCGTAACGGCATTTAAAATAGTCGGAAGCAATAACACCATCTCAGAAGGCTCAAAGAACATTACAATCTTCGGAGACAATAACGAAGTAGCTGGAGGACTTCACAACGTCCAGTTAATTAACTCTAACGGCTTACGAATAACTGACTCAAACGTAACCTTTGTAAACGGTAAGGAGCAAGAGAACCGAGATGTTTTAGATGGCGGAGAGAACACGGTAAGAGCGTTAAACGGAGGTACAAACATCTTCACGGTTGACGGTGGAGAGGACATAGTTCAGACACAATTTAGCGATAGTGCTATTTATACAATAGAAGGCGGAATAGATTAATGGCAACACAAGACTCACGAATAAAATTAAAGCGGTCAACGGTAAATTCTACCGTTCCAACCGTACCAAGTTCTAATGACCACACCGATGGCACTTGGATAGCTACGGACATTTACAAAGGAGAACTCTTTTACAACCAAGCGGACGGGGTTCTGTGGACACGAGGAGACTCAGGCATCGAATGCATTCAAGGTACTGCAAAACTGACCATTGCAACGGCAGACGTTCTACACTTAAACACTACACCGATTGAGATAGTTGCCGCTCCGGGGGCTGGTTATGCAATTGAGGTAATAAGCGCATCAATGAAGATGGTTTACAATTCGGCTACTTACGCGACTAATACAAGCCTTGAGTTAATAACTGCTGGAGCAACCAACTCACAAGCATCAACGGTTATAAAAAACTCAGCATCAACAATAAGACGTTTTGCGGATGCCACTACTTTAGCTTCTGCAACGGCAACTCAGTTAGTTGAAAATGCCGCACTAAATGTAACCGTAGCAAGTGGCGACCCAACGGCTGGAGATAGCGACATAACTGTTTACGTTACTTACCGAATTATAACGCTATAAGATGGCTACAAAAGTTGCGATAGAAGTAGATGTTAAAGTAGGAGATGCTGGCGAGAACCTGAGCAATGTAAAGAACGAACTCAAAGGCGTTGAGAAACAAGCAAAGAAGTCTACCGACCAAATGAAAACTGGATTCGGGGCGGCAAGCAAACAAGCAGCAACATTACCCGGCCCGATAGGGATGGCGGCTTCTTCAATGAATATGTTAAGGGCATCAACATTGAAATTTGTAACCGCTTTAAAAAGCGTCAAGGTAGCAATTGCCGCGACTGGAATAGGTTTGCTATTGATTGCGGTAACTTCGTTGTTTCAATTCTTTAATAAAACAGAACGAGGAGCGCAAGCGTTAAGAATAGCTTCAGCGGCACTTGGTGCTACAATGGACACTCTTATTGATGTGGTCATAAAAGTAGGAGAAACAATATTTAGGGCTTTTACAGAACCTCAAAAAGTATTTAAAGAGTTTTCTGCTTCAATCAAAACGTATGTAGTTGACCAAATAACTAACATCTTTGACGGTCTTGGCTTGTTAGGTAGTGCAATTCAGAAAGTGTTTAGCCGTGACTTTGCTGGTGCGTTAAAAGACGCGGAAAAAGGCACGAAGAAGTTAGGCGAAGGACTTTTAAAACTTAACCCG